GCAATGGTTTATGGGCCAAGGGACCGAGCAACCAATTTAAGATTGGTATTCAACCATGCGAAGGATTCGTAGAGACCGATTGGCTTCCATTTACGTTTACTATGAATTGGAAGATGTTGATTCCTAACAGGAAAGTATTCTTTGAAAAGGGCGATGTGTTTTGCCAAATAGTTCCATACCCGAAAGAATACATTGAAAAGTTTGATCCAACGATTAAAGATTGGAATCCTAATGGTCAAGTAGAAACAGAATATGAAACATGGGCAGTTTCAAGAACTGAACACAACGAACTTCTCGAAACCCCTGACATAGAGTGGAAACAGTCCGACACATGGCAAAAACACTATTTTAAAGGTGAATTCAAAGACGGAACAAAGTGTACTGATGATGGTTATACCCATCACACTAAATGGAAAGTGAAAGATTTTAAGAAAGGTTAGTAATGGCAGCAAAGAATTCAGCACAATCAAAGCACGTTAACAACATGATGAAGGTGGGAAGTCCCCGCAAGTCAAAGAAGAAGAAGGGCAATACTCCGTCCCGTACTGCAAGAAGTGGTAGTGGTAGGAAGATTCGATAAAGTGTTCTGCGCCTGTAACTCAATTGGATAGAGTAGCGGCCTTCTAAGCCGCAAGTTGATGGTTCGAGTCCATCCAGGCGTGTTAAGGTAAAATATGTCCCCCGACAAATTTGAAAAATTAAGCGAAGTAGCATTGCCGATTGCAACCGGGTTGTCTAGACCAAAGAAGCATGTATCATTGATACTCAGGAAGAAAAAGATAGTTTCTATTGGAACCAACGATAACCGAACACACCCACAGGCAAAGAAACTGGGTTATAGATTTGCAGAAGTACATTCGGAACTGGATGCCCTTTTGCGATACAGGGGACCGAAAGACGGATTGTCTATAATTAATTTTAGATATAATAGATTCGGTGACATGAGAATGTCGAAACCATGTTGTAAATGTTTACCGTGGTGTGTTGCATTGTTTGATGACATATGGTACACTACTGATTCAGGAATAATTCAACTAGAAAGGAATATGCATGTATAACGTAGGAGAACAAGTAGTCAATAAAGATTCCTATAAGCAGGGAGTCATTTCCGAGATCAATGAGAGTAAAATCCATATCAAGTATGAAGATGGAAGTTCAGAGTGGCTAGAAGAAGGTAAGGTGTTGAAATTCCTGTTGGACGATGGTCCTTCTGGTACAATGCTTACTGAATAGATTCTGCGGTCGTGGCGGAATTGGCAGACGCAACGGACTTAAAATCCGTCGAAGGTATACTTCATGTGGGTTCGAGTCCCACCGACCGTATTTCAATCCCCGATAGTTCAGTTGGTAGAACAATCGGCTGTTAACCGATATGTCGTAGGTTCGAGTCCTACTCGGGGAGTTTAAACGTCTGTCAATATAGGTAAAATAGGCATTTCGCATTTCCTACATAGGGTGCGTGAGATGTTTGCGTATAAAATTTTTACCTGCGGACCAGATCCCGCAAGAAAGGAAGGTGCGTTATGTTACTTAACGCAGCGATTGCTTTGAGTGGATTGTCGTCTATATTATGTCAGGCTGATTTTCAAAATGCGTATACTCCTGAAGAAGAGCCCCCGATTGCATACTTCGATGTTGTTCCACAACAGTATGTTACGGGGGTTTTCGACATGGGAGTGGTGGCTTATCACTTAGAAGAAGTGGATCGTGTTGAATACACGATCACCCGTGAAGGGTACATCGGAGATTGGAATGCCGATGAGATCGTAGACGGGCAAGACCTTGGAGTTCTCATCGAGAGGTGGAATCAAGGAGTAGACGGAAGAGAATTGGGCGAGTTACTCGCCGTGTGGGGTCAAACCGTCCCCCACGAACCAGAGGTAGTCACGGTCAGGGAACAGACCATGAATCCTCGCACTGGAGAACTAGAGTATTGGTTCTCACTCGACACTCGCAAAGATCCCGATACAAAGATCACTGTGACTGCTGAGATATTTCCCGTTGATGGTCCTAGTCTCGTACTCGACCAGAACATTGAAGATATCTTGGGTGAAAATTACGGTGCAAGACCGGGAATCCAGTGGGTGGGTGTGAATCTGTTCTCCAACAATACTGGACGATGGAACGTGGGCGAACCAATCTACATGAGTCCAGATGGTGACGATGCTACCGCAGACGGCACAATGAAGAAACCATTTGCCAACTTCATGCCTGCGTTGCGTCATGCACATGGAGATGATGGTCCATACATGGATGTTCAGGGCAGAAGAATCTATATGCTTCCCGGCACATATGTTCTTGATGGTGGTGAATATTGCGATACCGCATGGTGGGCATGTTCAACACTTCGAGAAGAAGATGCACCGAGATTCCTCAGTGTTTCGCCAGCACCGGGATATGGTAGAGGTGATGTTGTTCTTACGAACAGCAACCTCGACGGTGACAGTCTGTCGGTGGGTCGTTCTATGGTTCACTTCAAGGACATTGAGTTCGTGAGTGCGTCATCAACTTGGATGACTCCGGGTAAAACTATTCGATGGTACGACAACTGTACGATCAGTGGTGATGCAGACGAGTGGTGGAAGAGTAACTATGTTCGATCTTCACAACCACACTATGGATATCAGTATTACACCGACTGCACACAGCAGTATCAGGCAGAAGGTAACGCAGGTATCATCATGCGTAACATGATCATGGATCACATTCACTGTGATGTTCTTGAGAAGCACTGGATTATGATGGCACTTAGCATCATGATTACAAACCATAATGCAGGCACCGAGAATCCAAACGGATGCCACATTGACTACATTCAGATCAATGGTGGTTTCCCATACATGTTGGAGAACCGTATCATGCGAGATGTGTTTGGTAATCACTCCTGCCGTCAACAGGGTGTCCACGCATGTCCGGGTGAAGGCAACGGTATCGGCATTCGTGGTAGTGCATGGATCAACGTCGAGTTGTCCAACACTGGCGGACTCGATCAACCACGATGCAACATCTCTGCACTCATCTTCCGATGGTGTGGACCGGGACAGAACAATCTCTTCCGGGGTTGTATGTTCCACGGCAAACCAACTGATGATGGTCAACCCGGCAATCTACACACGACAGTGACGTATGATCGTTTCAATGAAGATGGTTCACAGAACACGGAAGGTCCGTGGTGTCTCATTCGGGATGGTGAATTTGCAGGACAACCACGATTCAAAAACGTCAAGTTCGAGGATTGTTGGAACGATTGGGATCGCACGATTCCTCTGTTCCTGAAACCAGATGCAGGAGAACCGTGGGTATGGTATGGTCCCAACGAGTTGCAGTTTGATTCTGACACTCGGGACGGATTCAACGATAACGTATTCGGTCCTAATGATCCGTGGTGGAGTCCCATCACCGGCATCATGTATACACAAACGGAGTAGTATTTGAAACAATACATTCTAGCATTGATGGCAACCTTCTGTCTCGCTTCGGCGGGACAGGAGGTTTGTCGTCCCCCATTAGTTTCCTTTGGTGTGCATCGTGAAGAATTAAAAGATGGTTGGTTGCATTCTACCGGAGGGATGGTAAACGAAACGCGAATGTTGGAGGTGGACTATTTCGATAATCGCCGTATAGATCAGTTTGAGTTCAATTCTCAGGGATGGGTAGATCTTACCACCATTTCAGAGAACAACAGAAAACTAAAGTATAGGCATCATGTGACGATCAACTTTGGTGATTATACAATATCACAAGACAGTACCGACTATGAGGTATGTGCATCTGATGGTGAGGTGATGTTCTATTGTGAGAAAGTGGTTGCATCTGGAGAGACTGAACGTGTCGAGTGGGCATATACTGTAGAGATTACACCGTGGGGTGATCTTGATGGAGATAACTGTATCAATGGATCTGATATAGGTTTGTTTATGGGTCAATGGTGGAACACTGATTCGCCTGCTGACTTCAACGGGGATGGAATTGTAGACTCGGTAGATCTTGGTATTCTACTTGCAAACTGGAAAGACTATGATTGCATTGAACCACCAGACGATCCAGAGGACGGACCATATAATCCAGTATGGGAATCGGCAGATGACATACTCGCATTCACCATCGACTCAATACCAGATCCTATTCTAGTTGGGAATGTCACAGTAGAGAATCTCAAGGGGGGAATGATTGGTATTGTAGATGATACTGGCAACAACGGAACCAAGTTCTTGCATATGTTTGGATCATGGACTGTTCTTGGTGTGTCGGGATGGAGTCCTCTCGACACATGGGTAGTGGAGGTTTATGATGATGATATATTGGTGGGTAGAACCTCATCTGATTCTGATGGACATATCTACAATCCAGATGGATCCAGTAACTACGGCAATTCTATATTCTGGAAACCCGCAATCGAACCATTCAAGGTAGGAGATCGGTGGATCCTGTATCGATGGATCGATGAACCAGATATTCCGGAATATCCACCAGATAGGATGAATTGATTATACATATATTGTATGGGGGAAATATAACACAACAAACTAGGAGAAATCTCATGGAAGAAGCATTAAGCGGACACCTTATGGATTTCATTATGACAGCACTTGGTACTGCTGTATTTGCACTAATTGGATTTATATGGAAGGTTAGTCATAAAGTTTCAACTCTCGAAAAGCAAGTATCTGCGGAAAGAGAAATGAGACAGAGAGATGCCAGAGAGTTTAGGCGCGACATCGATATGATTATGGACAACGTGGATAAAAATAGGGACTGGACTACCAGTAGAATGATGTCGATTGCCAAGGATCTTCCTAGAGATTAATCGTAGAATGCTCTCATGTCAGTAGTTGGTGTATTCGTGGGAGAATCCGTTTCTGTCGCCGGTCCGTCAGGACTTTGGCCGCAGTCACCACCGCAACATGATTTGTCTTTAGGAACAAGAAGTGGCGGTGATTTCTTGCCTCGGCAAGTTGCTTTAATTTCACAACAGTCATCACATTCTCCGCCCATGTTGCATAAGGCCTTTTTGATTCCACAGTGTCCGCCGGATCGGCAAGGCCAGTAATCCGTGTTTGCATTTCGGCATGGGCCTCCGTTATGTCCTTGGGCAAGATCTTTGCATGTCCAACATTTTCCGTCAGGGTTGGGATATCCTTGACAGTTACCACTTCCGGATTGACATCTTCCGTTTCTGGTATAGAATCTCCACCAACACCGTATCACCAATCTACTTAAATCTCTTTTTCTTTTACAACATGCCTGGATTTGTGCTGCGGTTCCTTCGCACTTTTTACACAATTCTCCTTCCCAATTGGCAGGAATACTACAGCATTCTGACGACGAATTGGGTCTACCAGTACATGCTCTTCTTGCTTCATCCCAGTATTCCTTTTTGATCATATAAGGACCACATGACCAACAAGGAGACGAAGGACCAATATTATTTCTACAGCATGGCTGATGATCGGCCGTATTTCCCGGAGGACACTCGGGACAACCATCACATTTTTTAATAGCATTGCATCCGTAACAAGGAGAACTGATGTCCCCTCCACCGTCACAAGGATCTTCCAGACATGTTGGACAATATGGAGGGGAATCTTCTGGAATTCCAGACGGACCATCTTGACATGGATCGCCTGTTTCTTTTTCTCTTATACCATCCAATAAGCATTCAATGCATTTTTCAGTACAACAAGTATTGATCCAATCTTTTCGATCATCCCTTCCTTCTCCTGGTCCCACTGGTAGTCCACCAGTACCGCCTCCCGGTTGCGTAGGAGGATCGTCGCCGCCGAACTCGCCGCGACGGGCTGATGGTCCATAAATTTCTTCATGTACTTCAAAATTCATACCCATTCCCGAATGGTTTGCACAATAAAGATGAACTCTCTCACCTGGCAAAACACCGGGGACAGTAAAATACACATGCGAACTTGAACTGCCTGGTTTTTTGTTTGAGGACACAGAAGGTAGAAGTCTAGCATTGCCAGTTCTGGTGTGGGTTCCGTCCGCCGTGAGTGAAAACTTTAAAGGATGTCCCTTGTTGCTACGGTCCGTCTGTACAAATCTATAAGTTTGTCCAGCAACTAATGTATGGGCTTTTCTTGTCCACTTATGATTTGTTACTTTTCCTTTTACCTGAAAGACATTTTGTCCTTTGGAATCTTTTATTACTCTAACATAAACACTTTCTCTTGGACCACTTAACCATTCTTCTTTTCGTTGTTCTATTTTAGATGTTTCTCTGGATACTCTATCATTCCTGAATGTTGTACCAGATGGAATAGGAGCGGGGAGTCCGACGATGGGTTCTCTTCTGGTGGGTTGGGTGGTATCAGAATTAACACGATTTCTGGGAGAAATTCCCGGAACAGGACCGGGGCCTCTCTCCGAACACGCTTCGTCGTCCTGTACTGTTCTGGTTCCGTTTATATTTAAGTTATTACATGGACAGGTAGAACATGATGGTCCATCTGAAAACCACCGATGTGTTCCATTTCCTACCAAATTGGCATCCCGTTCACATTCTTTTTCTGTTACATTTTCAATACAGACCATTCCAAGTCTACCGGGGTATTTTCCATCGCTTTCATCTGTGTGGGCGCAGCAAGTACCTCGACTTAATGGATCGATGTCCTCTGGTGGATAGAATAATCTTGTTGCATTTTCATCACCGACTCTTCTTTTTAAAGTTACTAGTGTAGATTCACCAAAGAGTTCGGTATTAGGAACTTCTTCTTCTACTATGATCTCTTCTTCGTTTTTGCTATTGATCCTATATTCAAGAACAGTAAAATCACCTTTGACTCCCTGAATGGTCAATATATCACCTACATGTAGTTCTCGGAAACCAAGTAGAAATGAGTTTTCAGATTCAGCACCAAGCAGATTCAGAATGATTCTTCGTTCTTCTGTTATAGTTTGTGTAGATTCCGTAGTGAACTTTAAGGATTCTGAATTTGTAAAATACCTATAGTCATATCGTTCGTATGTTAAACTTTTATTATTAATAGAGACTTGACTGAGTATGGCAATTTTGCTTGTTGGATCATATTTTACGAATGTATATGTTCCTGCAATATCATATTCGTCATTGTCGCCTATCAGAGGATTCACATGAGTAGCATCGGACACGGTTACGGTGTCGTCGGCGGATAATACATTTTGAAACAGGTAGTTTATTGCATCAATATCATCTTGATTGGTAAGATGACCATAATCGAATATTGCTTTTGTTCCCTTGAGTGTTACTGTGGGATTTGCAGTAAGTGCCTCTGTTGTATCTACAAGATCAGAAATGTCATTTGCAAACCCAATACCTAACATCTTTATAGATGTAACTATAGAATAAGACGTTTCTTCTTGAGGTTTATTACGTCCTCGTCTTGTGTTGCGGCGACTCACTGACATGAATTATAACCTTTAACTTCCGATATAGTTGACAGTGTGTGTTTCGCCTGAACGATCACCCGGTGATGTCCTCACATATATCTTGTTTATGTTATTGATCTCTAGGAATATAGACTCTCCGGGTTCTAGTATATACCCGCTTTCTGTATTACTTGCTAATCCACGATTTCCTACAAGGATATTGTTTCTGTTTGACGGAGATGCCTTCACAGTAACACCAACTCTAAGTTCAAGATTGCTATTAAGTGGTTGTGCATTTGTGGTGACACTCTTGCTACCAGACCGAAGATCGGTAGGTCGGGTGATTCCTGTGATCTGGGCCCGTAGTTTACCACCCTCGATCGCAGTCTTGATCGCAGAAATCGGACTGGTATTTGCTTTCATCGATGCTAGGTTGCTGATGAGAGGTTTGGACGAACTTTCCAGTGAGTCTACAATGTTGGTGTCGTTGATTGCTACTGTGTTTGACACCGTGGTGCTTAACCCAGCAGTAGACACGATTTCTAAGGCACCATCGTTTTGTCCCTTGACGGTGATAGGATCGCCCACTGAACCTGCATACCCCTGAACCCGAAGTGGTGGTTCACTGGCGTTAGTAACTCCGGTTACTGTATTGACTGCGACACTGAAGGTAATTCCTTCGGCAGCATTTACAATGGCAACCTTGAGGGCATCGCCAGAGAATCCTGCGGTAGTGCCGTCGTTACTGGCGCGGAGAATAGTATGAACAGAGTTTAGGCCATCATACCCGTAAACGGAAACCGAATCGGTTAGTGGTCCTAACTGGCGACCACCAGTAGAGTTGATTGTACCGACAACATTAACTGTATCTGTGTCTGAACTCAGTCTTCGTCCAGCAGTAATTGCAACGGGAATACCGAATCCATATCCGGGGAACTGTTCTCCTGCCACGGAGGCAGTAAAACCAAGTCCCTTTCCTTGTATCATGATTCCGCCTGATGCACCATTTGTATAGGTATCAGTGCCAAGTGCCTCGAACTGATCAATTGCATCTTGTCCAGTTGAGAAAGCAATTCTAACATCTCCTGTTATGGTTACAGGAACACCACCATAAACACCTTCAACACCCCCAGAAATACCCACAGGAGAAAGTCCGTTGGTAGATCCGGCAACAGCGATGAAGTGTGTCTGTCCATAGGTGGTTCCGCCTGGAACTTTTCCTATGTAGTTGGTGATTGCGATGTTTGCGTTAGTCTGACCGGAAACCTTACCAGTGAATTCGAGAGGTCCGGTTTGTCCTGCCATTTGGACGGGGAAGGGATCGCTGAGAGTTACTCTCTTGCTCGTATCTTTGTCACCCCATACTAATTTTGAAACAGGCACATGTGCGGTAGTGAATCCACCGGGACCGCCATGACCGTAGTCAGTTGCCATTGACGCAGTGTTTCCACTAATGTCGATTGTAATGTTATTGTTGGTATCTGCCATTAATCGTCCCCTAAAGAGAAGGTTGCTTTACTTTGTTACTCTATATATAAGAACCACTTGACATGGCGATCTGGGTGTTGTATAATTTGGTGAACACAAATTCATTAAAGGAGAATTCATGTTGTTTGACAAAGAAACTCAGAACATATTTATCAGAGAAATAGAAAAATACGTTGAAAAGAACGGCGGATCTTTTATTGATGCAACACTTGCCATGTGTGATATGTATGGAATTGAACCGGCAATTGGAGCAAAGTACCTCACAAAACCCATTATAGAGAAGATCAAAGAAGAGGGAATTGATATCAATATCCTACCTAGAAATAATGCAGTAAAATTACCCGTTTGATCTTGACATTCCCAAAGAGCGTTGTATAATACAATATAAATAAAGAGAAGTGGTAGGGAGTTCCTACCGTAGTTTAGAACACGGGAGTTCCGTGTAAGCAATAAAGGAGACACATATGTCATTTGCTGATTTCAAGAAAAGGTCGCAAAACAACATCGACGACCTCACCAAAAAAATGGAAGAGATGAACACCAAGGAATCCTATAAGGATGATCGGTTCTGGCGTCCAGAACTAGATAAGTCCAGTAATGGATTCGCTGTTATTCGTTTCCTCCCTGCGTGTGATAACGAGGATCTTCCGTGGGCAAAGTATTACTCACATGGATTCAAGGGTAAGGGTGGTTGGTACATCGAAAACAGCCGTACCACTATCGGACAGAAGGATCCGGTTTCAGAAATGAACACTGAACTTTGGAACAGTGGAATTGAGGCAGATAAGGATATTGCACGACAACGAAAGCGTCGTCTTCATTATGTTTCAAACATTATGGTTGTGAGTGATCCTGCAAACCCACAGAACGACGGTAAAGTATTTCTTTACAAGTACGGCAAGAAGATCTTCGACAAGATTCAGGAAGCAATGCAACCAGAATTTGCTGACGAGGAAGCAATCAATCCGTTTGATTTCTGGAATGGTGCGAACTTTAAGTTGAAGGTTCGTAAGGTTGCAGGATTCATCAACTACGACAAGTCTGAGTTTGAGAGTTCTTCTCCTCTTCTTGGTGGTGATGATTCAGCACTCGAAGAACTCTGGAAAAAGCAGTATCCTCTTGTTGAGTTTACTGATCCGTCTAATTTCAAGTCATATGACGAATTGAAGAAGCGACTTGATGAGGTTATTGGTGCAGACATTCGTGCAGAAGCACCTACCAATACTCCTACCGCAGAAACTACCAGTTTTGATCATGGAGAAGATTCTCCTTCGACCCCTGAAGTTTCTACGGAGGACCATGAAGAGACTGATGCTCTTAGTTATTTTGAGAAACTTGCGAATGAGTGATAGTTGATACTTCTTGGAGGGAGAGAGGAGAGGTCTTGCCTCTCCTCTTTTCTTTTATCCCATCCTTGAACGCCATCGTGGAAGTGATACGTTCATCATATCGTTCATTCCTAGTTTTTGTCCGCCTTGAGATGATGTGGGTGGTGCAGATGATGTCTGTGTACCTGCTTGGTTAATTACTAAGGGAGCAGATGGAGCGTCTTGTCCGTTAGTTGCATTATTGTTTGTTTGCTGTGTTATTCTTCTATCAGCGTTTGTCATTAACGATTCATTTGCCATTTCTGATAGTCCTTTAGTTGGACTATTTTTTATTTCACCTATTTTTTCTGCCGTCTTCTTCTCTGTCTTCTCCAGAACTTTAGTTTCTGCAAGTATCTCGGGTAATTTAGAAGGAGCAATTACCATTTCTCCTTCTTTTTTGCCGCTAGGTAATTTTGCATCACCAATTTGTGCAATAGTAGGATTATCAACAAATCCACCTTCAGCCAATGATGGAATTTTAAGTTCTTTCGTCAATACGGTAGAAATATTCGGATTTATTGATTTTACATTCTTTGAATTAACAATTTTAGACACATTTTCATAATTTGTGTTGCTGATTGCGTTCTTATTTACTTGATTGTGTAGCAAAACACTCTTTTTCAAGACGTTTTTGATGCTATCTTTGGAATTATCGACGATTCCGTGTAGTTTTACACTGGAATTCGTGTTTTTGTTGATTTTTTCGATTCGATTTAGTGTATTGCTAATCGAATTTTCTATTTTATGGTTTACTGGTGAATCGTTTTCTACTTTTTGTGGTATCGTTTTCTTTTTATTGTCCCGAACCACTACATTTTCTTTATTTTTGACGGGGGTCTCTACTACCTTGGTATTTTCGTTGTTGATTACCGTTTTTTCGGGTATTACCTTGGTATTTTCGTTGTTAATGACAGTAGTTTCGGGTATTACCTTGGTATTTTCGTTGTTAATGACAGTAGTTTCGGGTATTACCTTTTCTTTGTGACGTATTATTGTCTTTTTTGTGTTGTTCGTTATGGTTTTCAGTTTATCCCTTACCGGCAAAAAACTTTCTTTATTAACATTCTCATATATTGGCGAAATATTGTTGTTAGTGGTGGTGGTTTTGTTGTTTATGGATCCCCACTGCACATTTTTATGCGTTGTGTTGACTTTATCGTCTTTCATTAATAAAGAATTCACTTTAGACTGGATGTCGTCCAGTGTTTTTTTAAACATAGAGTGATGATAGTCTGCTTTATTGATTATTTTGGGTTCAGGTGTTTTTTCTGGCAGAATATCTGCTGAAGCATCCTTGTTCGGTTTTATTACGTTGGGAATCTCTATTGATGTTTTTTTAGGAGACACCTGTACATTCTTTAAAAAATAATTCAACTTGGGTGTGTTCTTTTTTATAGAATCAAGTTTTTTATTTTTATCTTTCATATGTTACTACCTGAATGGGGTATTGTTTGGTCTTGAGGATCTCTGTCGTTCTATTTCTGCTAACTGGATTTTTTCATTTTCTATTTCTATGTATTCTATTAGCAGTGCCAAATAGATGTCTCTTTCCCACGGAATCATAGATTCTAGATCTGACAAAGAATACTTATGATGTTGCATTAATTGGAAATTTAATCGGTAGTACTCCACCAACCCAACGTGGCAGAGTCCTATGCGAAAAAATCCGAGAGTCCACTCAACACCACCTCTCTTGTTTCCCCGTCTGATGTTTCGTATTCAACAGTATGTTCGAGTTTTGGTGCAGTTAAGAAAAAGTCTAAGACCTTATCGAACTGATCCTTTGTCATATTATCAACAAATTGTTGTACTTCGTTTCTTGATAGTTCTTGTGTGTTTATAGTTTCTTCTTCTGTTTCTATTGTCTTGATACAATCGACTATTAAATCATAGAAACTAAGAGGATCGTCATAATCGATATCCCGTTCAGCAAGAATGTTTATGGACGGATATGACATTTCTAGTAATACGTTTTCTGCTAAATCAATTTTGTTTGTGTGTTTTGGATGCGTATTTACCTTTATATCGCTTAGGTTAATTACAATACAAACCTCTTCTCCAGTATATGGACACATTATAGTTGGGTTCACTACTTCTCCTACCGACTTTGCACGCAAATTAATAAACATATATTCGATGTCGAATATAGGAAGTTTCCCTGCATTTGATATGCTGAAACACGACTCAATTACGCCTTTAATTGCAACCAACATGGAGGTTTCTCCTCCAGCAGTTTCTTGTGCTTGCAATAATACCTTTTCTTCTTTTACTAGAAATGGTCTAAATTCTATAGGTTTGTTTGTAGACGGTTGCTTTATTGTGTATCTGGGGACACTACTTTTCAAAATGGTTGATAATGAACTCATAATTTATTCCTTATTTTATATTGGTGTTCGGTATCCGGTGCCGGGTAGTTCTAGGTCATATGATCTGTATTGAAATTGAACTTGAAGTCTGGTATAGGTGTTAACCATACCATATCCCATCTCGATAGGCATAATTGAAAATGGATATACTTCATTAAGAGTAAAGATTGCACTAGGATTTCCACTGCTGTCTTCACATGTAATTTTTAAAACGCCAAGATTGACATCTTCATATGTTGAAGTGTTGTCAGCAGGCCAGACGATATTATCCATCCATCCTTCTAGTATAGATCGTTCCGACCAGTCTTTTGATACAGGAAAGGTCATAACCACAGAACTATCATATTTGTTTCTTATGGGTACTTGTCTGACGGGCCCGTACATATTGTCTTCTATTGTATCAAACTGTCTGGACGGTAATGTCACCGATTCTGGTTGATGTATGGTAATTGTTGATGCCCTTGGAGGGGATATTTGTACAACATACCTTGTTGGTCTTGAGAGTCCCAAGCGACCTAGTACATTTTTCCTGAATTCTTCTATGGATTGATTTGGCATAAGTTTCCTCTTTATTTATTTATGGAAGAATATCATCTTCAGTTAAAATAATAAATTCCCATCCATTCTTTTTACAATATTGTTCCGCGGCCTTCCATTTTTCAGAATTTACAATATATGTCAGTGATTCCTGAATATATGATTTTGTTTTTCTTTTAGGTTTCTTCGGGGGAGTTGTTTGTTTCTTTGGTTTTACTTCTACGACATAGGTTTTAACTATACCATTTTTACTCTTAATTTCAGCAATAAAATCTGGAAAATATCTATGCATCTTCTTGTCAACTGGCGAATAGTATGGTATTGCTAATTCCTCACTTCCCCATCTACTCACATTACTGTTTTCGTCTAGGTATTTACACACACGCCTCTCCCACAAAGAACGGCATATGATGTTCGTTGGATCACCTATATACTTTGTGGGGTTTTTGATCGTGTATCGTGTTTTGTATGCCATATTATATCCTTCTGAAATATATATTTTTAACTACTACAGTACGGAGAAAAGACTTTGGCACATTATAGATTTCCAACTCTCGGGTCATACACTACGGATAGGGATATTCGATATTGGATGAACTTACAGTGTGATCATTATGAAAGCAAACAAATGTTGCGGGCAGGGACGTTTACTGGGTCAATTGCTGATATTAAATTACCTGCACCTAACAACCTAAATGCTGAAGCAAACATAAATTACACTGAAGAGGAACGACAGGGTGGTATGATCGATCCAAGTGTATCGTCGTTGGGATGGTTACTTGGTGGGCCTATTATCGATAAACTCCGTGCGCCTTTTGATATTCTTCTTGGTAGAAGAGATATGGATGAAAGAGATACTACTTTTAAAGATGCGGGGTTTAGAAAGTTCGAGTTTAGTTGGACACTAGTTCCTAAAAACTTTGATGATGCTGATCAGATAAATAAGATAGCACAATCGTTTCAGGTTCTTTCCTATCCTTCCCTTTCTACGTTTTCCGGTGGTGCTAAAATAGTTCACCCACCAATATGGAATATTCAAATACTAGACACTGCTCAAGGACAATCGGGTGTATATAAATGGGACATGGGTCCAAATGTTTGTGTTCTATCAAAGGCAAGTATAAAAACTGCTGATAATGGAATATATTCTACAAGAGAAGATTATCCAGCAGCAACTCAGATTTCATTATCTTTCCAAGAACTGGAACCTGCTGTTAGAATTGATACAAATCAAGGCACCCAGGCCGGACAACTAGTGAGCAGGTCTCAAGCAAGGAACTGGGGCGGAAGAGGGAACGATCTATGATCGTGATGGAGAATAATAATGTCTGACTACTTTCAATACATGTCAAAAATAAATTATGATTTCCCTTCCGGTCCAGAACTGGAAGTTCAAGATATTTTCCGAAGATTCACTTTTACCCAGAAAGCATTTGAGGATCCTAAAAACTTTGAAGAGTATCTTGTACAGGACGGAGAAAAACCAGAAGATGTTGCTGTAAAGTTTTATGGTGATCCAAAATTGTGGTGGATTGTTCTCTTTGCAAATAATATAATCGATGTACAGAATGAATGGCCAAAATCTTCTAAAGAATTAAATACTATGTTTGATACCTTTCTGAATGGTAACAGTTATTTCGTACTACAAGGACTTGATGCACAGGTAGGTGATGTTATTGTAAAGCGAGATCTTGATGCTGATGCTAGTATATCTTTGGATGTTTTTGGGGTAGTAGATAAGTATCATAAATTATTAAAAAGAATTGATGTAAAGAGAAGCAAGGGAACATTTGTTGCTGGTGATGAATTTTATTTGTTCAGACAAAATAATGTAACTGATACTTGGGATCCTATTAGTGGGTTTGGAAACACAGCATGTGTTCAGCAAGCAATTGGAGGAACTACATGTTATCCAATAAATGGACCCACTACTGGTCATGCCGGTAATAACTTTTTACATGGGCCTCTGTGTGATACCGGAGGAATTACCTTCAGTACCATTAGAAAAGCAACAACAATAAAAGATGCTATCGAAAAATTTGAACTTGATGATCTAACAGTAAGTCCATATGGTGTCGAATGGTATGTCGATGGTGCCTTTAGGGGAATAACAAGTGACATGTTTTCTTTTGATAATATATGTGGACTTACTTCTACTATTCTTTACAACTACATCACTGACGGTGCTATAAATTCAAACATTACCAAACTAACAACTATCGATGAAATATTCAGAAAAGATCTAGAAAACAGAACAATAAAGGTATTACATCCAACGATAGTTTCACGGGTAATTGGTCAAATCTCTGCAATGCTTCAGGGTAAAGACATTCCACGAGGAACGACCCGACTAGTAGAATAGGATTTATATAATGACACGAACATCCCCCCTTGATATTGAAATTTTCTCGCTGGTATTGGTTAAACCCGACGGCACTACGTTGCAGGTACTTCCCGGTGGTGGTGAGGAAGACAAGGACGAACCAGTAGAACGACTTTTTGGTTCTCTTACTATCACTGAAGGTATATTTACCAGCGGTATGAGAGGTAATTTAAAATTAATTGATCCTGCTCTTCTGGGCACAAAATTCAACCTTGTCGGTAATGAAAAAATTGAAATTGATATGCAAACCCCGACAATTGAGGATTCTAGGCACAAATTGACTTTTTGTGTATATGATTTAAATTACCTCGGTGATGATACGGTAGATGAACTCAAAGGTCCTGCACAAAGAGTAGGTTCTGTGTGGTCTATTGATTTTGTTACATGTGAAAATTATTTCCTAAACTGGTCTGAATTGGATTATATGAATGAAGACTTTATAGGAAAAATTGCAGGTAGTGATGGTGGACTTTTCGGAATTGGTTCTAATCCAGGTCTTGTAGACGTTTTTGCAGAAAAATACTTCAACCCCGGAGTAACTGATTTTAGTCATGCACAGAAACCAATGGATATAGAACCAACCCACAATTCTATATGGTTAAAATCAAATCAAAACATGTACCCGTGGGGCAAAGACATAAACCCACCGAACCTCATGAACCTTATGAGTAACGTGGCAGAAAATGCCGTTACCGAAGACTTGATTGGTATGAATTATCTGTTCTATCAGGATTTTGATGGGTGGCATTTTAAGTCCATCAATAAACTTATCGACGAAAGTACTACGGATTGGCTTTTTGGATTGGTCCAAGAAGACAACAAGAGACAATATACAATTAGTGACGTTGACGATCCAGATTCGCAAGAAAGCAATGACAGAATCATACAGAAGATGATAGTAAGCAATGAATATAATCACATGGAAATGTGGCAAAAGGGTGCATATTCTTCCTACTATGAATTGGTTAAACCGAATTACGAAGATCCATATTTTGAATACTTGGATTCTGTTAGTAGACACCAAAAATCTAAAATGAATCAAGATGGTGATGAAGATGATGAAATGTTCTGGGGCAAAAGGGAAGTCATTACCTACGATTATCATCGGGATGCTTCTGAATGGCCAAAGATAGCAGAGTTTAAATTGTTAGCAGAAGACATTGATACTTCAATTGATGTTGAAAATATCCATATGGGTAAAGGTAGGAGAGCAGTAAGAAAATATGATGAAAGTGGTATGTGGGGGTATTTCTCTTCGTTGTATAACAACCCCCAAGAAACTCCATTAGATTACTTGGGTTCTCGAAACACCAACGGAAAATACGGCAAGACAAATGACATGGTTTGGCAGTCAATGTTTGACCAGTGTAATCTGAGTGCAGAAACCTTAAGAACCATTCAGGAGAAAATAAAACTACCTCTTCGATCACCGGAGAGTGCGTCTCTTGCTGAATCAATAATCAACCCAATAGGTACTGCCGTAGATAGTCTTATTGGTGATGGTCTTTCGCCATACGAAGAGTATGTACAGATGCTCAACCTAAAGACAAAGTGGAATGTCTATAGAAACACTGTGTGTTGTGATAAGAAGACTAATGTTCCATACCACTTCCTTGCTGTTATTGAAAATGCGAGACAGGTACAGGATAACGACAGAGCAGGGATATTTGAATACTCTTGGAAAGAAGTTGAGATCTGGCCTAAGAAATTTGTAGAGAATCTAGACGATGATGAAATAGAAGTTCTGTCTGAGGAAGATTCACCAATCGCAATCGTTGCCGTTAAGGGTGGTGGTTCTGGTGAAGTAATGGAAGAGGATCAGGAAGAGTGGACTAATCCTGCCTATAATATAAATGAGTTATTCAATAGTGAGGACGAGGAAAATAACATATATGTTGGTCCTGGCATAAATGTTGCAGACGATGACTTCAATGATTATCCAGAGTCATATCGAATGATGCCTGTTGGTGGTTACTTTAAGGTGGATGTTGATCCTTGTACGCTTGAGGATCCTGCCGATGTTTACTATCATAGACATATTGTTCAGATGTATAGAATGCCAGGAAAGGTGCTGGGTGGGGGAGCAGAAATTACTCCTCGTTTTGATGAAGATGGTAATGAAGACACTAGCGTGCCTGATGAATTTTACTTCTTTGATGTACCAAATGCACATGATGGTTTATGTGGTTGTCGATAGGATTATATTATGAGAGCAGTTCGGACATGTTGTTGCGGGTGTGGAAACAGACCCTGTAAGTTGACAGAACAGTATGATGATACATCGTCAATTCGCTGTCCCGTTTGTGCATTTGGTTTGACCTCTTGGCCTGAAGGCAGAAAACCGAGTGAATGGGGACATCTGTCAACAGACGATCTAGTGGGTGGGGGTGATCACTTTTCGGGTTCTTATTCGTATGTGACGATTGACTCACTCGACTATCGACAAACAATTGACAAAAATAATCTCAGGCCTGGAACAAGAATAGATCATGGTCAATGGGTCTTCTCTCAAGAATCAGGTAAGCGGGAGAGAAGGCCTTTGGATCAGGTAACACCATGGCAGACAAACAGTATTCATTATGCCCCACTAGCAGATTCAAATTCACCCGACGAGCATACAGAGTTCGATGATTGGTTTGTCAACAATGAATTGAAATATACTCCTTGGATTATGTTGGGGTTACTACAGGCCGAACAATACGGATCCCGCGGCGGTATCGTAGTGGAACCAGAACCGTGGACAGTCACACAGGATTTTGACGACGAGGATGATGAATGGGATAATGTTGGATATGAAGAACCAGTAAAACCGTGGGGATGTGCCCATCCATGTAGATCAACCGGGAAACCATTCCCCGGTGAACTTATGCAGAACTGGGTGTCCTGTGATCATCCAACAGTACGAACTGATGATTATACTGAACAGTGTATGAGACCTACACTCAACCCATCCAATCTTCATATCGGATATTCTGATATATCTGCTCCTCCCGGAAGTGCGCCAGAACAGTTTAGTATTTTCTATAATGGTGGTCGGTGCTGTTATGATGCAGATGAGTGGGGTGAGAGTAAAATTGCTTCACTGCATCCTATTTATCTTTTTGAAAATGAATTAGATCAAGAAATATTACCAGAATATTTAAATACTTGCTTCAACTATTGTAACACACATGCATGGTATCCTAGACCTAGTATACACGATGTGATGGAAACAGAATGGAAGGGGGATATAAACCCATTTTCTCCTCCTTCCTTTATGTTTGGACGCTGGGCAAGAGAATTTGCTGAATATGCAGATTTTTGGGATTATTCTTTCTTGGATTGGCTTTCATGGAGGGGTGTTGCAGATTCTGGTATTGCTACTGGAAATGGAATAGGAAGAGGAGATGGTGGTTCTAGATTAGGCGGGGCCACCCTTGAACGGGTCGGGGGCCAGAGCATGGGTAGGTACTGGGAACGAATAATGCACGATCCCATAATATCAACTTCTGCCGGAATGATACAGGGCGGTAGATGGTTTTATCAGTTTATGTCGCCCTTTGGTATATTACCTTGGTCCCCACAAGTTTGGTCAGAGTGGATTGAAAACTGGAACGGTCCTTTATATCCTCAAGGAAATTGTACAATGCATTGTACTCCAGAAAATATTCGATCTCATAAAATGGCATTTGTTGGGAAAATTGCCGAACCTTGGACGAATGATATAGGTGATCAGTTTGAAGTTCCTCCGTTAACAGAAGATGATGCTGAAGGAACTACTCTATTCCCACAAGAATACAGATCTGCGGAAGGTATGTGGAAAAATAATGTTACCGTTTCTAACTCGATAGTTAATGGAGATCATAGCGGATTTCATTCAGAATGGTCAAGCGGGTATAGTAGTGTCGGGGCCTGGAGTCGCTGGGAATTGGGACTAACTGCGGACGATGAACTTCTTGATTGGTATCCAGCAACAGAGGCAGTCGATGACTGGTGGTCGGTTGCTTTTTCAGGCACAGATTATGAGACAGAACCAAATAGACCACGTGGAGAAATAGTAAAGAGTTGGAACAGTGCCACTAGGAGTTCTGCTCCAGTTACAATTCCTCCTCCACCGGGTGAAAATTATGAAAACTGGGAATGGATGAGAGAGTGGGTAAGAGAAGGTGGAAAATTAGTAGTTATATGGACCTCTCGAAGGAATCAGTGGATGGCAATGTCATCATCCGGATGGGCGGGTGAGGAGTTGGAGTGGTGGAATCCAACTCCGTACACAGAACTGTTCGGTGCTGAAGGTGCATTAAGAAATAGATCATCAGAACATGGATGCGATTCTTCGTTTGAAGGAATCCCCACAGGAACACCATCATCAATTGACGGGGCTCCCACATACGGATTGCCAAGTTCCGTTCCGCATTGTGCCCACGGTCTGGGATCGAGTCAAGTGTTAGAGGAGCAGCAAAGGACAGGAACAGACGGAAATTTAGTATATGGATATGTTAAGGGTGAGGTTGACCAGTTACTTGAAGAGTGTGTTCCCCCGCGAGGAAGCACTTTCGATTTTTATAAAAACGCCGATGAGGTAGAAGCATCTCTTCGAGAGTTCGCTTATTTTTGTGCAGGGGAACCCGGTACAACGGGTTCTGCATTCTATACACCGGGAATAGATGCTACTGACATGGTAGTCGAGGGTTGGGACATGTATTCTCTAGTTGATCGAGATCGAGATGGTATGCCCGATGATCCCGATGGGGATGGTCGGGCACCATACGATCACGTTATCGTATATGGTCAGGATGATTGTTTTGAAGACGACCGAGGAGATAACTTATACACCGGGACATGTCACAGACAAATTGCAAGAGAAAATGATCCAGACTATACTATTATTTCAGGAACCACAGGAGGACCGTATGCAGGAGTTACTGCTGCTAGATTACAAATAGGATGTCAACGTACAAGACCACCGCTTGTAGTTGAAGACGAGAACGGAGATAATATACCTTTCTCATTCTCTTGGATTAATGCAAGAACTCTTGTCCCGCACGGATCACAGGGTGGTAAAGCATTAGTTGGTGGTGATAAAGGGTGCTTGGTAGTTGCTAAAGAAAATGGACTGGGTTCTGTTGTCGTAATATATGACACAACGGTACTAGGACATGCATCACAAATACCAACTGAGATTTTTGATGATGCTTGTCCCGCGACTATTATTGATCCGAACGATCCAGCAGATCCTTTGTATGATCCAGTGGAATGTGAACTTACACCAGAACAATTAAAACTTCATGCATGTAATAATGATTTTTGGGCATTTTTGTGTCAAGATTATTTGTCTGAAAATGGATATCAAGTATCTAATCCTCCCGGTCCGGTATTCTGGGAGAATAAAACGAAAGAACCTGCAAATAATCCATGTCTTGAAGGATTAAAGGCAGCATGTTGCTTGCCGAATGGGTCGTGTGAAGAATTAGATCCGTGGTCATGTAGGGAACAATATGGTAGATGGCATGGCAGTTATTTTTCACTAGGACACATGTCCGCGACGGATTTGTGGACAGGTATAGATGTGCAGGATCTCTTTGAGCCCGGGCGAATGAATAAAGAACTTGTAGAGGAAGGATGGGGTCAATTCTCTACGAGATGTTCTGCCACTTGTGCTGATATTGATTGTGCAGAAGCAAGAAAAGGAACATGTTGTGGTGCGAGTAATCTTCAATGGGATGAACTTGCCAATGTTTGTTTGGGCGATGATATGACCTCCGTTGAATGTTGTCAGGCGTTTAGAGATAACGGGGGAGATATTGAAAATTATGGTAATGTCTGGGTAGAAATTGGTAGGTGTGAACCTACTGACAACCCCCGATCAAATTCCTGTGGTTCTTGGTGTCCGGATTGTCCGATATATGGTCTACAACAAAACAACACAGTCTGGTATCCATATATTCAAGAGTGGGAAGACGAAAGAGAAGAAACATGGCCTGATTGGTGGGTAGCAAGAAATATTACAGACTGTGCTGCGTGCGAAGATGCTAGACCTCTACCGCCGGCACCGCCGCCTCCGGATCCACCACCTCCTCCGACGCCGGGTCCGGGCGGGCCACCACCTGGTCCGCCTCCGGGCGGGCCACCACCTGGTCCGCCTCCGGGTCCACCGCCTGGTCCGCCTCCGGGTGGTCCGCCTCCGCCGCCTCCGCCGCCTCCGCCGACGCCGACGAATCCTCCGTTCGCCAGATCGGGAGAAGGATATCCGACGCCGCCGCCAACTCCGTCACCAGTAGTGGCGCCTATGGTGTCATCACTTCCGACACCAAATCCGTCGTGTTGTGCAAAGTGTTCCCGAGGATGTAAATGTATCGTGGTTGGTGATGATTGTTTCTGTATAGGCGAAAATTGTGAATAAATACTCTAGGAGAAAGTCATGCAAAAACAAGAATTCCTAACAAGACTGAAAACATGGGCAGCGACTGATTACTTAAACACTAAGATCAATCATGGCGCTGGTGCCATATATGACGACTACCCATGTGCGAATCCCGAAGGGGCAGTTGATAATAGCGATTGTCCTGAAGACGATCCACTATGTAATTGTCCTTGTCAGGATCTAAAACCATCAGCAGAAGAACAGTTTAGTATGTTTTTTGGTCTTTTTAGTTTTGGTGATGTTGCAGAGGAACCTACGGATGATGAAATACGGGAGAAATATGAAAAAACCAAAGAATGCGAACTCATTGAGCAACATCTTGGTGATGAATATCTAGGATGTCTTTGGCGAGACCCGGATCATCCTGCTAGTTGTAATTGCCCATGTGTTGGGGAAAAGTTCAAAGAGTATTTGGAGTACGATAGAACATACTCAACCTACTGGGACACTCCACCAGAACAACCATTGTATAGAGATGCACAAATGCTTCTTATCAACTCACAACGAGCAACGGTTGTGCTTAATGGAGATTTGAGTCTACGTCCTGGCGAATTGATTAACATCAACAACCCGGCGGATGGACAAGATGAATCGCAGCAAAAAAGATTTGCGGGTCCGTGGATGGTTGGGGAGATAAACCATATTATCACAAACCAAAACCAGCATAGAATGGAAGTTACTCTTCATAGAGATAGTAATTCAGTCGATCCAGGTCAAACAGAAGAACCCGGATTCTTTGCGAGTCTTTTTGGTCTTTGATAGTATTTGGAGTTTCCCATAAAGCCGTATTATCCATTATACATAATGATAAAACAAGGAAGTCTATCGAATGCCAGTTACTAAAAAACAATATACCGATATTGACATAAATTTTAACAAGAATCAATTTACAGATGATGTCTCTGTTAAATTGAATGACAATGCGATTAGACAATCTGTTATGAATATCATTTTGACCAGACAGGGGGAAAGACCTTTCCATCCTCGATTTGGTGTCGGACTGCATAAATTTTTGTTTGAAAACCTAGATCCTCTCGATAAAGCAACATTCTATAGAGATGTGGTTGCACAACTTGCGGTATATGAACCAAGAGTTAAACTTTCTAATATCACATGGGATGAGTCCAAGAAAGATTCAAACGAACTCTCAATTACTGTTGACTTTTTTATACGAAAAGGAACACAGTCCCGACCACAGCAACAATCCTTAAAAATAGAAATATCAAAGGTAAGATAATATGGCACCACCAAACAATATACAACTTGGAAGTTTAGAATTTGATGAAATTAAAGCATCGATTATATCATACCTCCAAGAACAAGACATCCTTAAGGATTATGATTATGCAGGATCTGCAATTCAAACTCTGGTAGATGTCTTAGCATACAATACACTATACTATGGTCATTATGCAAATATGGTTGCAAATGAGATGTTCTTGGATACTGCACAACGAGAGGAATCTTTAATATCTCTCGTAAAACCTTTGGGGTATGTTATTCCCGGAAGAACTTCTGCAAGGGCAGTTATGTTTCTTCGCGGAGCAAGAAACCTAGATGGTGGTTATAGTGATTTTCTTCCACGGTATACTCGGTTTGTTGGTAGAAACAATCAAGGGGTTTCATATAATTTCTATAATATTGAACCCATAAGTTTAATTACTGATCAAGCAGATGCAGGGGAAGCAATATTCACATTGGTTGAAGGTAGATCTCTTGTAAGAGAAACTCCAATAATTGTTGATTCGATTACACAGAAAAGTTTCATACAGGGAACCGATGTTGATATTTCTACGATTAGAGTTGAAGTCCTGAATAGTGATACCGGGGAGTGGGAAGAGTGGGAGAGACAGGGTAATACTGCAACCGGATTAGACGAAACTAGTAAAGTATACTGGTTAGAAAGAAGTGAGTTGGGTTTCTTTGTGGTTTTTGGCGGAAACCTTGGTGCAATAACTGCTGATCTTATAGGTAAATCAATAACACAAAATGATCAGGTACGAGTTAGTTATTTAAAGAGTAGCGGCAACGACGGTAATGGTGTTGGTGCTTTTTCGATTCAAGACTGGACTGCGGATTCAAACCAAACACTATCTCTTGGAGAGAATGGAAGCAATTCGCCTAATATGGAAGCGATAAGATTCTTTGCACCCAAGTGGTTTGCTGCTCAAGATAGAGCAGTCACAGTTAGTGATGCAAGAGCAGTATTGTCGGAGCAAGGATTTGGTATGGACGTATCGGATCCTTATGTGTCCTTTAATGTGTGGGGTGGCGAAGAAATGATTCCTCCAATGTACGGAAGAATGTTTGTATCTGTTAATACATTGGGTGCTAACAATACAGAAACTGCTCAAATACGAAATCAAGCACTTACCACGCTTAGAGAAAAAACGTGCATTGGAATATTACCAGAATTTATTGCTCCGTCATATGTTGATATTGTCGTTGAAGGTATTGCTCCATATACTCCAGAAAGTACTTCTTTTACCCCACAGCAACTTCAAAACGAAATCAACAAATTATTTATTGGTGAATACGGCGAAAGACGATATGAGAATTCAATAACTTCCGTCGAAATATCAAACCAAATAAATGGATTAAATGATATTGTTGGTGAAAATACTTTTAATACAGAATCCGGTAATTTTGATATAAGGGCAACTCTCAATATAATCGGGGGTAATAGCCCGTTTATGAGAAAGTTTTACTTTAGAAATGCTATGGACGAAGCGACTTTAGAATCAGAAGAAACATATACTGGTACATACGGAACATATATTCAAGGAAAACTAGAAGCAGACAACGTGGATCCTAGTGCAGTTAATGTGCGTCTTCGGTGTGATCCAGAAACGGGAAACATACAAGCATATTATACTTTGGGATCAACAACTGTAGTTCTTGGTACTGTTGGTAATTTCGATGGTGAAACTGGAATGGTAACAATGAGGGATGATGTATTTGCTGGTTCCTTTAGAATATCGGCCCTCGCACAAAATAGAAGTTTTACTGGTAGACAAGAAGTTATATGTGACATTGGTCATAATATTGAGATACAAAATCAGTTACTGGGATAGGACGTAGATAAATGTTTTACGGTTCAATTATCAGAAATTCATCAGTAAACCCACAATATAGAATGATATTGTTGGGTCAAGAGTTGCCTGCTCTTACTGATGCCGTTGAGTCTGTAATCGACATAAAGCATTTATTTCCTTTATGGATAATAGAACGAAGCGAGACAAGCAGTCCTAGTAACCATTTAGTGAGATTTACTCAAAATTACTACGACTGGTTATATACTCGATCTGGATATGAATTAAGTACCACTACGTTTAATTCTATAGGATTACGAAGAATAGTCGATATTGATACAGCACCAGTAGAATATTTAAAAAACTTTGCTTATGCATATGCAACAGGACTACCAGAAGAGCAAATTGATGACCTGTCTGGTAATGCCGATGGTGTTCGTAATTTTATAAAGAATATTAGATTGGGACTATATCAGAAGAAAAGTACAGAGGAAGCATATAATTATTTCTTTCAAACTCTGTTTGGTTCAACTACTAATGTTATATTCTATTATCCCAAAACAGATATATTAAGATTGAATGCAGGGCGATTTGCTGGGTGGAGTTCTTACATAACATCCACCGATCCTGAAAGTCAAGACTACGGTTATAATTATTTTGATACCAAAGAATTTTCTAGTGAGTTTATCTACGGAAATATGGGAGGGAGTGTACTCAATAGTCACGTTCTCCGAGATGGAAATTGGTTCCAAGATTATTCTTATGTTATAAAAACAGACATCGATGACGTAGATCCCGGATCAGGTCTCCCAATATATTATAATACTTTACAGGAAGTTCTTCATCCTGCGGGAATGAAGGGATTCTATGAAATGGTCGCCAGTGATTATATTCCACCGGGAGATAATGAAGGTGGGTTTGGTGTATGCGAGAAACCAGTTATTGGAAACTATTTCCCCTATAGACTTACAAGCGGCGAAAACATAGCACTTTGTTTTGGGTGTGGTAGTGCTACGGGTAGTGGATATACATTTGACGGACCAACCGCACAGTCATTAGGAATAAACACCAACACATATGGAGGATTTACCGGATGGACTGCTGGTGATGCGTGGAAGACTGTTGGTGACGGGTCTATAGATGTCACATATAATATGCCAACATATGCATTCCCCAACTGGTCGTCTGGAATTACAAATGATGTAGACCAGGCACCGTTTTTCCGGGACATATATATTAGTGCATTCACTACTCTGTGTCCATTAGAGGATAGTCCAAACTTCGGACTCACTGGTTGTACAGCACAGGGTGACACAAACGGAGGCGCGTGCTAATATGAATAAACCACAACCACTAGCATTATCTGTGCAGCGGGACCTGAGGGAACAAAACGGTCTTTCCGTTATTCTTGGTTATTCTCCTGATGCAAACGAAGAAGCAAATACAACACAAGCAGCAAATCTAGCAATTGCTGGAATGCAATATGCAACAAAAATAAACCCAGAAGACATTCGACTCACCACCACTGTACCCCAGAAATTTAAATCAAATAACTCCGTTGTTGGTAGATATAGACAAAACAGTGCTGATCTGTCAGGAACCAACAGTCCCCTGTGGGTTCAGGATGATGCTATGTTTGTTATTCTGGGACAAGACGGATGGAGATCAGATAACTTTGATGGTAATGTAAAACCGACTTCAGGATTCTCTGATGTAACAGGAAACGTCGCAAAAACATCTGAGGGAATTTATTATCAGTGTGTCAATGTACTTCCTACTCTGTTTGGTTCCAATGCTGGATCTAGATATACACTTACCACCAAACAAGATCTTATTGATAAGTATGACAAAAATTCAACCTCAACGTCTAGGACCGTAACCGCAACAAATATATGCGGGGCGGGGAGCGAGACCAGAATTGGTAACTGTTGTCTCTACTATCCTCATGCATCAAAGGATGCTGTCAGTGGAGTAACATACGCCTCTGGTGATTTTTATGATTGTATCTGTACTCAGTGTCACAAGTGTGTTGAAATGGCAAGAAAATTAAACATGCGGTATGTCTTTAATGCACATATAGCGGTTGCGGGTTCTGTTACTGGGGGAACCGGTCCAAGTTGTCAGTGCATGGCAGATTTTCCAAATGATTGTGGACCTTGTTCTTGTAGGATTGAGACACCGGATGTGGTAGATAGAATTATTGGTGATAGAAATATCTCTTATGAAAGCACCGATTACAAAAACGCACAAATATCCAAAAACAATAAAACACGGGCAGGATTTATTGCTGTGTGGATGAATCTTAGTGATGTTGACGAAGAATCCAGAGCCCTTGCTTCTGAGTACCAACCAAATGGTTCTAAATTTGGAGAAACACCAACCCTTCCACTGTCCTCATCAACCCCGGCGGGACAGGAAGCAAAATATCAAATAAGAACATATACAGCATCTAATGGTAAGATCTATTGTAGTGGATTGTCTCTTATTCAAGAAGGATATGGTTATGTTGACGGCGAGGTAGACGCTGCGAAATGGGCATCTATATGTCCTAATATTCCTGTTAGTGTGTTTACTGTGCATGTAACACCCTTTGCAGGATTTTTTGCAAACATCCCCGAATCTACTATGTTTAGTCCACAGGTCAGAATAACAAAACAAATATCAGGCAGTGATCTCCAAGATGCAGGCGTCCACTTAGATAAACTAAAACTAAATCGGGCAAGCATCGGAACGCTGATAACAGAAGAAGGATCAAAGGTATTTGATGATCTCGAAACAGGAGAGACTGGAAAGATATCATTACAAACTGTCACCGAGGTTGTTAGAGCAGACGGAAGTGATTTTTCTGCTGATTTCTTGGGTGATGAAGTATCAACCGAAAGTGAATATGCTTTCAGCATGGGGGATCTGCTTGGCGGTTTTGGTCCACCTCCGGCGTATGAAGAACCATCTACCAGCAGCATTAAATCATCTAAAAAGGACACAGTATCTACTGCAAAGTTTACCTCACCGGGTGATTTGAGTAAAATTTCATTATCGGTTGATACTGTATCTCCACAATCATATGAAGATTTGTCCTTTACTCTTAATGGTGTAGATGTTACCGCATCAAAAGTCACGCGACCATCATATAACGATGAAAAGATAGTAACAAGGGGTGATCGTGTTGAAACTCTTGTAACATCTCAACTTCCAAATGAAATTAACTTTGAATCCATGACAACGGATTACATAAAGAACTTTACCTTTACAGCAGAATTTCTTATAGGATAAAACAATGGCAATAAGATCAGTACAACCGTTTTTTCATAGTCACGCTTTAGGGAATGCCTTTGCACTTGGTGCTGCACCGTATAATAGTAGAGTAGAATCTCAGGAGTTAGGGTGGTCCAGTGATAATAATACCGGACTTATTGGTGCAGCACCTAAAAACTATCAAATGATCGCTTTCCGACCGGGGTTCCCCCTACAGGCATCAGAACTGAATGAAATTCAAGAGCATATGATGCTTCAGATGACATTGCATACTACAATGATGCATAACTGGATTACTTCTGGACCTGGACCTCTTTGGGGAGGTCATGATGGGGCATCTCCCGGATATGAGGGTGGTACTCAATGGGACAATCTAGATTCTCCCCAATCAGGAATCGGGTTGGGTGGTGGTATCGATCAAAGTAACCCAGACGGACCAGCAATTCACACACCACAATATGCGGTGAGTGCGCCTGGATGGATGGGATCTTGTCCACTTTATCCGTTTGGCGGTCCATATTCTAATTCGGGATTCAATGGTGGTCCTGACGGAAGAATGGTAAGTGTTACTCAGGCAGGACAAAACATAACCGTTTCGGTGCATTCTGGTTGGTGGTTGATGGAACCCAGATGGATAGATGGTGCAGAGGATAGAGATCTTACTGGTGTTTCTGGTCTAAAACATTGGGTGTTCCTTGATACTGTTGATAATAATTTGCCTCAATGGCAACAAACTATAAATGTTGCTAATCAACAAGCAGAGGACATTGTAATTGGATTAAATGTAGCAACAGATTATTATTCTTGCTGTCCAGAAGTTGAAAGTACCCCCGAACTACCGTGTGATCCTGCTCTTGGGGACAATTCACAATTCCCAGACGGAGATACCGTTTCTTGTGGTGCAAGTAGATTTGCTGTATATGCGACTGGCGTCGATTCTGTAGATCTATCATCTGCTGGTTCTGAAGATGAAAAACAAACACTTAGTTTATTCTGTAAGATAAATCCGCAGGAGAAAACAGTAAGATATATGAATAATCTATTATTGTATAAGTGGTCCTAATCGATCATTATAAATATAGTTAAAAAGAGAATCTACCTATGGCAAACATTGATGACAACGAATTCCAAATACCTTATCTGAAATCAGACAGCACTTTCCTAGACTGGGCAAATTCTTACAATACTTACATTGTAAATAAATTAAATAGGCTTAAGGTCTATGAGGGTGTCTCTGGTGATGGTATCGTATTTACTTTGGGAACTACTGCATCAAACGATCCAGTTGGTGGGGAAACTGCTGGTAGAGATCTCGCTGCTGGTGTTATTCGATGTTCCATAGCCGATGTTATTCCTAAAGGTATAACATTTTCTGGTGATGTTTCTATTAACGGAACTCTTAATTACGATTTAAGTGACTCCCAGATTAGCAACACCAGTTTTAGAGTCTTTCCTTTTGGTGGATATTCGGCAGCAAAGGGATTTAGTTTTGGTGCGCCTGTTAGGATAGGACATTCGGGGGAAACGGGAGATTATTTCCTAGCGAGAGCAGACAGCAAAGACTATGCGGAAATGGTAGGTGTGATTAGAGGCGCTACATGGCCATCATCAAGTGGAACTCCACAGGGACCATACACTTCCAGCAACACATACATTGAAATTGCCACAGCAGGTAAAATTCAAGGTGACTTCAGTGAAGTAAATACAGATGTTGTCGGTGGAAAACTACAAGGACTATCTGCGGGGTGTGTTTACTTCCTGAGTCCCGGCGTAAGTGGTGGACTAACTCCAACAGAACCTGTCGTAGCAGGTCAGGTATCCAAACCAGTTATTCTTGGTTTAACTTTCGATACTGGATTGCTCCTCCCATATAGAGGACAGTATCTACAGGGTGGTGGTACTGGTGGTACTGGTGGTATCGACAATAACAAATTTATTGTTCCCGGAAATATTGAACGAGGAAAGGTAGTTAAATATACTACGGCAAGTGGATGGGAAGCAACATACAGCGATGATCCAGACATTGAAGATGCAGCAGGTATTGTTCTTCAGAAATTTACAATAGATTCTGTTGATTATATTGAGATTGCAACAACGGGTGTTGTTCATGAATTCCCAGCATCAAATACTGGATTAAATTATATTGGTGTTGATGGTTCTCTTACTAATGATATTCCATCTGGTAGTGCAAAACCATTTGCAATTGTTTCACAGAACTCAGCGGGTGTTATTAGTGGTGTTATCATAAACCAGAGACATTTTGCTGGAGGAGGACAAAGCAGCACCTATAGAAGTGGCAGTGCTAATGGTAGTGGTAGTCTTGGTGGTGGAGATAACTGGGCGTTCAGAAGTACGTCTGCTGGTGGTGCTACTTTCGGTAGTGCAATCAATGATAACCTACTAATCAATGGTGGATTTGATGTTTGGCAAAGAGGGGCCGGTCCCATCGGTTCAACGGGGAACTTATACTTTGCAGACAGATGGACAAGACGGAGTGGAATTTCAGGATCTGCTGGTGCTACATTCGGTACATGGAACCTTCAGCGATCAACTTTCCTTACAGGACAAACTGATGTAAAGGGACAACCAACGTACTATGTTTCTGGACAAAACAATCTACACCCACAAGGTGGAGTAACAAACGACTATGTTCATATTGAAAATAGAATAGAAGATGTTCGTGTTCTAAACGGCGAAGATGTTACATTGTCCTTCTATGCTAAGTGCGGCGTCACTGGCGCAACAATGGGTATTGTTGTGAATCAATATGATGGATCCAGCACCACAACCACAAATGTTGGAACTGCACAACTAGGAACTCTCTGGGGCAAATACGAGGTATCGTTCCTTGTTCCTTCATACAGTTCAACACCATCCGGAAAACACTATCTTGGTGTAGGTTTTGATGTTACTAGACTAAACACCACTTTTGATTTTGCAAAGGTAAAATTAGAAAGAGGATTAGTAGCAACAACAAACGGAAAGACAAATGTATCTGAAGAATTAATCAAATGTAGTCGGTATTATCAAAGAAGTTATGGTGTAGACGAAGCAACACATAGTTCTACTATGTTTAACTCAACAACACCAAAACCAACTGTTATTGATATGACATCTACTCCTATGCAGGACTTCTATTACAGATTCCCACAAGTGATGAGAGATACACCATCTGTAACTTTCTATTCTCCACAGGGATCTACTGGTGATGCATACAATAGAAGCGCCCAGAAAGACTTGAGATACACATCAGGTACATTTGGATATAATAAGCAACCAAGAAATGCACCAGCAGGAGCAACAACCATTACTGCTGATTCTTTAGATAAGAATGGAATGTATGTCTTCGTGCCTGTTGGTACAGTGTTGTGGGATCAAGTATCTTTCCATTATGTCGCCGACGCAGAATTAGATTCTAACTTATAGAGGAATATAAATGGGAAATTCATGTAGTAACAGTTCAAACTTATACGGAAACGTAAACATCACCACTGTCAGTGCAGGTGAAGGTGCTGCTGGTGGTGCTAGATTGGTTATGACCATACCTCTCAGTGGTATTTCTGGGGGTCTTGAGGGGGATCAATATATCACTACTGGAGCAAGTGCATATCCGTTTCAGATAGGTGGTGTTACTGCTGGAGATGTTCTTCGATATAATGCGATTGCGTATGATGCATCAACAGAACCAACTGGCGGAAAGTATGTAAAGGCAAACGCAAATAGTGCAGGGACTTCTGAAGTTGTTGGTGTTGTCGAAGACATTAATGTTGTCGATGAAGTTGCAAATGTCGTAATATATGGACAAGTTAAATACCCAACACACAGACTATTCGACGCGGAACATGTTGATGCTGCTGCGGGCGCAACTGGATCTGCGGGTGGTAATGACGTTTACTTCTTGAGTGGAACGACTGGCGGGTATCTACAAAACCTAGCACCAGCAACACCAACATGGGTTGCAAAACCTGTTCTTCAAATGGCATCGGATCCAAATTCACCGGACTTCAACGCAATTGTTGCAAATTACATTGGTTATCAGATCGGTGGTGAAATAATTGCATCAGAAGACAACGAAGACGACGGTCAGATGGCACAAATGCTTTCAAACTTTGGAAATGATATTGCTAATGATCCATGCAGGCATATTGCAAATGGACAAATATTACCAATTGATGTGGCATACAGTCAGGGATATCACAACATTGATGGTAGAACTTATCTAAACGCATACAACACATTATCCGGGAATAATAGCATATATGGGTATGTTCATAGAATTGTACTCACTACTGCCGTTACCGACAATCAATCATCAAATAAAGCGGTATCACAATTATCAAATGCAGGAACTACATATTTCAGAGGTACTAGCATGTACCGTGCGGGTTCTCATGAAACCGACAATACAAAAGTAGTTTATGTGAAGAGCGATAATAAGGAGTTGAATAGCAACCTTCTTTATGTCGCTGGAGTTGGATTTACCATATCTTCATCATCTATAGTTGGATTCTTCTTGCCCAAGATCGGTTCTTCTGGGTTTACCACTGTTACAAACCCCATTACAAATAAGCAATCCAAAGAACCAATGAATCATGTTCTACAAGTGTGTCCGGATCAAGGAAAAACTGCCGTTAGTGTTCCCGGTAAAGTAACAGTCGAGGAACTAACTGTCAACACCGCATTCAAGGCAGGAAATACTAGTATAGAGATTGCAGATGTTGCCGACACACTCAATACAATAAAAGATCAAGTAAGTGCATTGAACCAGTCAGTGTATGGTGAGGGAGAGACCTCGTCCTCTACTCTTTCTTCTAAGTTCACATCTAAGTAATAATGTATAGTGAGGCGTTATGGTAGCAACAGTTCAAGGAAGCAGTAATTACAGACCACTGGGTGCGAGCAGCATGACAGGCCCCAGTGGTCCTGTTGGTCCCACTGGTCCGACTGGTGCTACTGGAAACGGAATAAGCGGGGGTACAGGTCCAACTGGTGGTAGTATCACCAACATGTATCTGGTAAATACAGATAAACTCCACACCATTTTCAGTTTTGCAGATGGAAGTACATCGGGATATACAACCACAACGTCTGTCCGAGGTCCAACTGGTTCGGCGTATGTTGTTGTAAAGGGCGGAAATACCTACAACAGCGACAAACCAGGCGCAACAATATTTAAAGAAACAAGTGATGCTGCTAATGTAATTACTATAAAAGCGATTGAAGTTACTGGTGATGATATCACACTCACTCAAGACAGTGACGGTGGATTTATCAATATTGATTATACCCGGACGGGGGGATACTTTGATGTTTCCGGTGCTTCCGCAGACAGTATTGTCGGATCGGACGGGAATGATCCCGCAGCATACACTGGCGCGCCTGGAGTAACATATAACTTTGAGTTCAAAGCAGTTGATACTGCAATAATGAACTACAGGGAAAAAGCAAAGTATCTAAGTGTTTCTGAGACTGATGTTAATGCAGATTTCTATAAAATACAAGATGATCCACCTCTGTATAGAATTCAAAATCCACTCGGTTATTCAGTATCCAAAGACACAGGTGATGGTTCTACTAAACTTTATATTTTAGATATGGCACAAGTAAGTGCTGGACCGACTGGACCTGTACAGGTAAATATTGGTCCTGCTACCTTTGGTTATACTGGAAACAGACCTACTGGAACAGATGAAGAAAAACTTGGTAAAGCATTCACCCTTGTTGTTAAGGGTGCTACCAACGGAAATACAGATTATAGATTCAGTAACACCGTATGGCCACTCGATAGGGAACCATGTTTCTCTGGTGGGACAGATATTTTCAACTTCTTCTGGTTGCCCTGCGACCCCAGAGAAGTTGATGACGAAACATATTGTCCGGATGGATGGGCGTGGTATGGAAACCTCGTTCAATGGAATTCTCAGGGATATGAGATGGGCGCATCTGATTCTGTCAATTCAGATCAACCATTCTGGTGCAACAATGTAGATGGATACAATAATAATTATAATGAGGACTATTCTGGTAGTTCTTATAGAAGATTTGGTGCTACTGGTGCAACGGGTGCTTGTTGTCAGGGTGCAGGGAATTGTACAGAACTGCCAGACTTTATGTGTAATGGATATTTCTTTGGTGCGGGTAGCACATGTGCAGCATCGTCGGGAATAACCGGAGACATTTGCCGTACACTGGGTGGGTGTTGCGTTTATTACGAAGACACCAACCAAAGTATATGTTATGATGATGTTACAGTTGACGAATGTCATGATATGGGAATCTTAAGTCAAAGTATTCACACCACATTCGGGGGAACTGGAAGTTCCTGTGCTACTGTAAATTGTTTAATGGCAGTCGAGAGAAAAGGTGCTTGTTGTGATGGTAATGGAAAATGCCATGAAATGACACGGGGTGAGTGTAAGAAGACAGAAGGATTCTTTCACGGTGAAGGTATTCCCTGCTTTGATGATATAACTAATGTTGATATTTGTTCCGGGGGAACAGGTGCATGTTGCTATGGTACGGGATGTGTGGATACTACAGGGGGTTCTTCCTGTCTTGCTGCAAATGGAATTTATGCTGGAAATAACACCAAGTGTTCAGAAGTACAATGCTATACGAAGAAGAAGATTAAATGTGATCCTTCAGTTGCCGGATTGAATTTAATTCCGGGTGACTTATACGGCGGAGGAATCGTCGTTGGGTTGTACAGTCCTAAAGGATCGTATGTAATTGGTTCCGATACATTCTCGGGCGGATTAAGTGGTCCGGAAATGATTATTGGCGGAACTGGTTCAACATCAGACAACATTGCACTTCGACCAAGATCCTATAGATCGAAATACGATTATCATGGATATGGATTTACTTCAGACTTTGGTTGCTTATATCACAACGAATTAACTGCCGCTGATGAACTGAATAAACCAGACTCCTATTATATCATTGCAGCACTTTCTCCAATTGGTATTACAGGAGACAGAGAAGTCGTCAATCTAGACAAGCACTATGGTGCAACTTCAGAATTCTTCTGGAGCAACAGAGGAAGTTCGTGGGGACCATTATATGATCAAAACACATCAACTGAGAAAGATCTGAGTAGTGGATACGTTAACACTGCATTTAAGTTGGGTGAAGGATACTGGTTTGATCAGACTTTAGAGTCTGCGATTACAGGTGGATCATATACAAACTTACGACATAACAGTTTCCCGAGTTGTAGGTTTGCAAGAAGAGATGGTAACGGATATCTTGAAAAACTACTCACCCGATCTCCACATAACGTAAATGGATGGTGGAATAGAAACTGGGGACTTTATAATACAATTCGTGCGATCAGTGCAGACAATGCACTCTATGGAAATTATAACTCAAACGCATTTACTGCAAGTGATTTTGGACCTGGATTGACTGCTGATTACGTTTCTGCTTTCCGTGCAGTTAGATTGTATGACGACAGAATTACAAGTATTACCGGAGGAACAGGTGGGGATAATTCTCAGTTGTCCGGTTGGTACATTCCCAGTCACGATGAGTTAGGATATATTGCAAGCAAGTGTGTTCGTAATGCAGACTTCAATCTAAATGCTGCACTTCTTGAAAGAGATGGTATTCCCTTTGATGGTTGGTATTGGACATCGACTGGTGCGTTTGATGAAACCAAGGGAAGAGTTGCTGGTAATTCTGGAGGAAACGGAGAAGGTATTCTCAATGCACTTCAACCAAGTGTGGGACTCACTGCCGATCCGGGTACTCTTGCATGGGCAATGAAATTTGATGTTAATGGAAATGAAGATGACTTCTTTGTAGGTAAGAAGAACAGGACGCATAACAAATACAAAGTGCATCCGATTCGATTACTACGATGTGATGGTCAATATGCTACCGGAGGTACACAACACGATATGTTGTGGTCGCTACCTAAAGTATTACGAGATGCCGATAAAGGCATAAATACTTAATAATATGGAGTGACTTTGTAATGCCAGCAATAAGAGGTAGCAGTAGAATATTTCCGGTTGGCGCAGCGTCCAGTATAACTGGTCCTAGCGGTGATATCGGTCCCACTGGTGGTACTGGTGCTACCGGTCCTACTGGCGGTACTGGACCTGTTGGTGTCATGGGAACTTATATTGTTGCTACTGGTGCATCTGGTGGTCCCGGAAACTCATATGGTAATGACTTTATCACCTTCTTTTTATCTGATGGAACTACTATCGGTGTAAGTGGTGCAGCAGGAAATGCGGGTGATGGTGAATCAGTTAACAACTATTATACGATAGCAAACGCAAGCGAACTCATAGAGTATGGTCAACTCTTCCGTGAGATGGACGGCGCCACTGCTTTCTTCAACACACTCACGGTTTCTGGTAATGATATCACCGCACGATATGATGGTGATACAATCATCCTTACGGGAAACACATATGACTTTGGTGTTCTTGGTCTTACTGGAGAACTAGTAGTTGGACCTTCTGCTGCTGGTGCAAAGAACACTCACTATGACGGCGATACGCTGTTGATGCGAATCTTAAATCATAGAGAAATCTATGATGGTGATAATATAAATACTCCATCTGGTGCTAACACGCCAAGTGCTGCTGGTGCCGGTGCAACAGGAGGATATACGTCTGGTACGTCTTTCCCATTCATCAATATAGTGAATGAACAAGATTTACCAGAGGGTGTTTTACAATCAGGCGCAACCGCAATGTACAGTGGAATTCATGCTGGACAAATGTCAAATGCGGATGGATCTTCGGCAGATGTTTATTATGGATTCCCCGGAGTCACCTTTAGCGATATAACAAATACTATAAGTCTAGGAAATGATCCATTTGGTTCTTGTTGTTATTGTCAGGATGGATCCGGTGATGCTGATTCGTATAACTGTTTGAATTATGTAACAGAGGAGTATTGTAATGAGGTTGAAGGTGTTTACAGTATTGCATCTTGTTTAGATCGTCCAGAAGGACCAAACTGTAATTCAGGCGGTGCATGTTGTGTTAACGGAACATGTGTTGCTGGTAACGAAGACAGGTGCAAGGAGTTTGGTGGGTTCTATGTCGGTGACATGACATGTTCTGAAATATATGAAATAGGTGGATGTCCCGATTCGTGTGGGTATGCTGGAATATGTTGTATTCTTGGTCAGTGTTATGATACAGATCCTCTTGGGTGTGACTATCTTGGTGGAAACTGGTCTGTTGGATCATGTGCTACCGATGGAGAAGTGTGTTGTGATCAAACACTACGAGGTGCGTGTTGTCTTGAAGAAATATGCTACGACACCAGTCCTGCAACATGTGCTGCTATTATAGAAGACGATACAGATAACTCTCAACTTGGTGCCTGTTGCTTTACTGTTGATGATGACAATGTACCCGTGATGGTATTTAGTTATGATGAATCTGGTAGTATGCTTGGTGAAGAGGAAGTAATTAAACAATTTACTCAAGATATAATATCAGGAATTCAGCAAAACAGTGTTAACATTCCTATTGGTTCTACAATTTGGTCTGGTACAGTAGATGATATCTTACCTCCAGTGCCGCCTTCTGAACACCAATCAGTTGTTTCTTTTGTAAACCAAGAATATGATCCAAATGCTTCTTCGGGTACTAAATATCGTCCTGCGTTTATTGAAAACGATCAACTTATTCGTGAGTATATTAATTCGACAAATGAAGGAGAAGAAGATTGTGTAGATGGTGGATTCTGTCCAGATGCATCAAATGCAATTGTTATGTTCCTGTCTGATGGATCCCCCACGGATGCTGATGAAGTCTATGCAATAATCAACAATTATGATAGTCCAGATTTCCCATTAGGCAAATATGTTACCATAGGATACGGACTTCCAGAAGGCGAAAGTCCTGCACGAAACCTACTTAAAGAGATAGCAGCCAAAACTCAAGGCGTGTACTTTGAAGCACCTGATGCTGACGGATTACAAGAAATAATAGAATTTATATCAGGCGAAGTAGGTTTCTGTGAACAGAAAACTTGGTTCCAGTGTCAGAGGACCAGGTGGTATGTTGGACAAGAATGTTCCGAAAATCTGTGTGACTCTGCTGCTCCTCCGATTACAGGTGCCTGTTGTAGGTACGGTGGTACATGCGAAGATAATGTAGAACAACCTTACTGCTTCGGTGCTACTGATGTTTGGTATGGTCCCGGAACCGAATGTGGTTCCGTTGTGTGTGGATCATATGCAGGTGGAGGTGGTAGTAAGGGCGTGTTCTGGGGTGTCGGTTCTTATTGTGCGGGACCTGAAGGACCATACGAATGGGATTGGGATCCTTTACAGAGAAATGGTTGGTTGCAGTTCGATCCGGGATCCCAATTTGATATCTGTAATGTTCCGGGTGTTGATTGTCCATGCGAATGTGATAGTCCGGGTGTTTATGCAACGACATCTGGTAGTGGTTCTGGTGGAAACCAAGAGGAACCAATTACATTTAGGCAAGGAGACCAGACTCACGTTGTTTGTAGGTGTAGAAATAATACTTGTCAGGGTTCATATCAACAAGATGGTAGAATTGTTATGTGTCCCGGAACGCCATGTGATAGCACTACTCAGTGCGATCAACCCGATCAGGATAGACCTCCACCATGTTTTGGCGGACTTTGTTGTGAGGGTCCAGCAGGTAGTCACTGCAATCCGGGATGTCTGATTGGTGGAGGTAGTTGCCTTTGTAATCCAAACGGATGTAGTTGCAACGGAGGCGCCGGTGGGTGTGATCCTTGTGATGACTGTCCAGACGGATGTCCGCCCGGATTCCCAGAACCACAACCAGGCAGCGATTGTCCCGGTTGTGCTGCATGTCAAGCAGGAGATATGGATGCGTGTGGTGATGCAGTAAATTGCTGCCAGAATGAAAACTGTGACGAGTGTCCGAATGGAGATTGTTGTGATGGCCCTTGTGGTGGACCAGACGACTACTGCATTCCAGGCACATGTAATGCAGGTCTTTGCTGTAATGGTGTTGAAGAGGGAGAGTATTCTGATGGAAATCTGCCTTGGGGTTCGCCTGGACAATGCGGTCCGTGTCCGTGTCCAGACGATTCTGATGGTTCTTGTTTTGAGGACAACACCCCACTTGCAGGATGTAACGAAGAAGATTGTTGTTCTGCTGTGTGTGGTGGCACCGAAACCGACGAGGCATTACCACATTGCTGCACAAATGAACTTAGTGAAGACAGTGAAGGAAACCTGTTAGGACCGGGATGGGATGAAGCGTGTGTTGAAGCAGCATGTACGAGGTGTCGAGAATGTTGCGTCAACGAACATTGTAAA